GGCGCTTGGGTGCTGTACAGGGTCGTGCCGCCAGCGGTCGGGCTGGTCGACGCCACTTGGTTCGCCGGCGGGGTCTGGGTATCGGTTATTGGCGGCCGCGGCGGTGGCTCTGGCGGCGGCATGGCAGGACCGCCGAGCCCTTGCGCCGGGGCGGCTTGCCGCAGCGCCGGCGGGGTCGGCGGCGGCGGTTGAGCGCCGGCGTAAGAGAGCGTAGTGCCGCCCGGCGGAACGTAGTTCGTCCCTCCCGGTCCATAGCTCGCCAGCTGGTCTGGCGAGACGCCGGCAAGCTGGAAATGGTTGGGATCGCCGGGGATCCCGGTCAAGCCGAATCGCCCGGCCCATTGCTGGATTTGGTCCATCTGCGCCGGCGAGATCCCGCCGAGATCGGCCGCCAGCCCATAGTTGTGGTAGCTGCGGCCGGGCTGGGCGGCGAGGTTGCCGGCGCTTTGATCCGGATACGGCAGCGGCCGGCCCTGCAGCCGGGCTTGGTAATTGGCGTAGAGTTGGCGCTGCAGGTCGAGGGTGCGGTAACCGGAAATGACGCTCGGGTTGATCCCCCGGGCGCGAGCGTAAGCGAGCAAGCTATCGAGGTCGCCGCCAAAGGTCGGGTTGAGATCGGCGATGTCAACCAACGGCGAGCGCTCCTCTTAAGCGAGGATTGATCGCCGCGGTGAACGGGCTTCGCAGCGCGCCAAAGTTGGTCCCGGCTGACGCTGGCGCTGGCGGTCTTTTCATCGCTGCGAAATTAGTCCCGCCGGCCGCTCGCGGCGGGGCGGCGAGAGCGCCGAGCCCGGTCGGATTTATCGCTCGCCGGCCGCCCGAACCGGGGATTTCGCTGGTGCCGCCAGGTTGAAGTTTTTCCACGTCTTCGGCCATCGGCCCGGTGACTTTCGGATAGTGTTTCGGGTCGCCCTTGTACCTGAACGAATAAATCGGGATCCCGCTATGGTGGCGGCCGACGCGCTTGATGTCGGTCTTGAGCCGGCGATCCGACAATGCCCCTAACGCCCCTAGACCGCTGAGCGCTGATGGCAAGCCGCTGAGCATTTGCATCCCGCTTTGCAGCGCCGCGAGCGGATTGGCCGAGGTCTGGGTTTGGGTCTGGCTCTCGCCGGTCTGGGCTTGACCGTAGGGCGTCATCCCGAGCGCGCTCTCGAGCACGCCCAGCTGTTGCGCCGGCCACCCCTGGGCTTGGGCGAATTTAGCCATTTGCGCGTTGATTTGATTTTGCGCTTGGGATTGCTCGGCCCCGCCGGCGGCCATGAGCTCGCCGAAATTACGCAATTGCGAAATCTGGGCTTGCGAACCCAGTCCGGACAACCCCTGCCCCGCTTGTAAACTGAGCCCGGTTTGGTTTTGTTGCGCTTGCTGGTTGTAGTATTGCGACATGAGGGCGTTTTGCTGATTGGCGAGCGCCCCGGCGAGCCCGGTTTGCTGGTTCGCCATCGCGGCTTGCAGCCCCAGCTGATTGTTCGACAGCGCCGCGGCGAGGGCCGCTTGCTGGTTGGCTTCCTGTCCCTGCAGCCCGGTCTGCTGGTTGGCTAAGTTGGCGGTAAGTTGCGACGCAATATCGCTCTGCGCTGCAGCTTGGGCTTGCTGGAAATTAGCTTGGTTCAACTGCGCCGCCATCTGGCCCATGCCGAGCGCGCCCTGCGCTTGGGTCACGCCCTGCTGGACGCCGAGCCGCGATCCGCCAAAAGCGCCGGCCCCGGCCGCTTCCGATTGGTTGCCAACCTGTTGCAGCCCAAGATTTTGCTGCATGATCGGCAAGGTCGCATTGATGACCGAAGACGTGTACGGATCCATATACGGGGCGAGATTGGTATTGGACAGCTGCCCTGCCGTCACTTGTGACGGCGTCACCGTTTGCGGCGTGTACGCCCCGGGCGCGGTCACCATCATGCCCGATGTGTTCACCGGCGACGCATTGACCGAGAGCGGGGTCGCGCCGAGCACGCCCATGTAAGCGGCTTGAGCCGCATTGTACTGGTCGGCGCCCGCATTGCCGCCGCTGGCGGCCAAATTCCACGCTTGGGCTTGCTGCGGCGCAACGCCGGCGACCATCGCGCCCTGATATTGCTGCAATGGCTGGGTGGCGACGTTCTGGGCTTGCGCGTAATTTTGTTGCGCGGCTTGGTTGATCCACGGCGGAAGCTGAGTGACCTGTTGGCTTTGCGTGGTCTGGGTTGTGTCGCTGCCGCCCATCTTACATGTCCCGTTGATAGAGGTAGCTCTTGGCTTTCATTCGCCAGCCGAGCTCACGCGCGTGCGGGGCCCAACCGAGCCGGCCGTAAGCTTGGATCAGCCCGCAATTATTGTCGTCAGCGTATTTCAGCCAGACCTGGTGCATCTTGTCGCGATCCTCGAGGTCGCCCACCGCAGCGATGATCTGTAGCTTGCGGGCGCGCGGATACTGGGTCACTTGCGCCACCGTCCACGAATTGCCGACGACGAAGCCAAGCATCTCGCCCTTGTGGATCTTGGTGATTAGATCTTGCGCGATATAGAGCCCGCCCATGGCGTCGAGCACCCGGTCGAGCTTATGAACGTATCCGTTCATGGCTTGCCCGTCCCGAGCGGCATCGCGGTCGTGCTGACGACCCCGGTAGCGCTCACCGTCAGTTGCCAGACCGAGGTTGGGCCCGGCTGCACTTTTGAAGCGCTGGGTGTGAACATGAGCCCTTGGATCGCTTCGTCCTTCGCCGCCCGGCGCTCGAGCTCATTGGTCGCCCAAGTGCGAAACCGGCGCAGATAATCGGCGGTCTTTTGCTCGAGGTCGGTCGGGAGCTCGGGGGCTGGGGTGGTCGGCATTAGCGATCCCCTCTGAGGGCGAAGTCGATCAAATGCTGCCCGAGCGTGAATGGCTGCACATTCGGCCCCGGGACCGAAATCCGCATCCGCAGCGCCCGCCCGGTCGAGCGCGCGTCGACATAACCGTCATCGCGGATATTGATTGGCGCCGTCCACGAGCCGGCGTCGCCCTGCTGGGAGCGCGAGAACTTGGTCCAGAATTGATATTGCAGCGCGTCGAAGGGCCCTTGCACGTTGGGGAGCAGCTGTTTCAAGGTCGTCAGCTTCGAACCGCTGGCGAGGTTCAAATCGAATGTCTCCGCCCACGGCAGGACCGCGTCGGGGCTGTACGACAACCCAACTTCGTGCTGGTAGGGGATCGTGCCGTTAGCCGCGATCGGGTGGACGTTATATGAGCTCGTGATCCCGGCCGAGCGCGCCATCAAGCCCTGGCTCCACCATCCCTCTTTATAATTGTAGAGCACAACCTTGGTGTTGTAGGTCTGGCCGAGGGCCGGATAGAACCACCACACCTCGTTGAAGTCGGCCATGTGCATCATCGACGCTTGCGAGCGGACCCGGATCGGATCGACGTCATCGGTGATCCACGGCCGGACATTGCACGGCACCGGCATGATCGAGGTCGCGTCGAAAGAAAACATCCCCTGATCGGACATCCAAAGAATATAGCTCGAGGTTGTGATTAAGCTTGCCGGGCTCCACGGAGTACAATTGTCCGCAAGCTCGACATAATTATAAATGTATGGCGGCCCAATATAGCGGCTGACATAAGCTTTCTTGCCGGTGAAGAACAAGGTGCCAAACCTACCGCCGGTGACCGCGGTGATAATCGGCGACGCCGGCTCGATGTCGAGGAAGCCGGCTTGGCTGGTCACCGTGGTATAGTTCCACGCGTTGCGGTTCTCTTGGTCGCACCACGCAAAACGGCGGAAACTGCCGCCGTCGGCGGTGCCGTCGCCGTAGGTGCCGAAACCCATGACGAACCGCTCGGCGGTGACCACGAAACACCGCATCATCGGCGAGCCGGCGGTGCGGGTGAGCAAGGTTCCCGACGCCGCGGCCGGATCCCACTCGAGCAGTCGGCCGTCGAGCGAGTTCATGACCAGCAAGATCGAGCCGAAATTGTCGACGCTCCACACATCGGGCAGGACCGTGATCGGATCGATTGAGATCGCCGGCCGCGGCGTGCCGTAGGTCGAATAGCTGTAGGTGCTGTCGCCATAGCCGCCAGCGCCGATGATCGTCGGCGGCGGCCAGCCGCCAACCGGGGTGATTTCGATCAGCGATCCGCCGGTGTCGACGTAGACATTTTGCTCGCAAACGTAAGCGATATGGTACGTCGCATTGAGGTCGTACCAGCCATGAATGGCTTTGCATCTCGACGCGAACGTATAGGAAAAAGCGCTCTGGCCGCCGACGGGCTGCAGTTCGCCCTCGATCCAGCGCACAAGATTGACCTCCGCCCAATTGCTCGAGCGCATTTCCTTGGTCGGCCAAGTGACCACGCCGGGCGGGATCTGGATTGGAATGAACCTCGAGCTCATCGCCGGCGTCTCGCGCTCAAATTACCGCCGGCCGAGCCGGTGGCGCTGCCGCCCATGTTCATCTGTCCGATCAGATAGACGGTGGTGTTGGTCGACACATTGATCCGGCACGGTTGCTGAGCAACGATGAAACTATCGGCCGCCGCGATCTGGCCCGGGTTGCGGGTATGCGCCACCGCCGGGCCAGGGCCGCCGAGCGAGCCCGAGGTCGTGTTGATGCCCGCCGCCCATGGGCCCCAAGTGCCGCTGCCGGCCGCGCTGAACCACACTTCTCCCCACACATCCCAATCCCCGGGGGTGAGCGTCAGCTGCATAAGATTGGTGGCGACGCCGCTCGAGAGCGTCACTGCGTTGCCGGCGGCGCTGATATTGAGGAATTCGCCGACATTGCCGGCGGCGGCGTTTGAGCCGTTGGTGACGCCGGCGATAGCGGTCGGCGGCGGGATCGCCGCGATCGCCGATTGCACGAATGCGCACGTCGCCAGCTGCGCCGTGTTGTTGGTGGCCGGGGTCGCCGTCGGCGCATTCGGCGTGCCGCTGAACGCCGGGCTGTTCAACGGCGCATAGCCCGCGCCAATGCTGCCAGCGACGCTCTGGACAAAAGCGGTGGTCGCGATCTGGGTGTTGTTGAGCGTCGAGGGCGTTGGATTGGGAGCCGTTGGCGTGCCGGTGAACGCCGGGCTGTTGAGCGGGGCGAAGCCGGTCCCGGTGGTGTCGCCAGCGTCCACATACGCTTTGGTGGCGACATCGTTTGAACCCACCGGTCCTTTGTTGACCGAGACGATGCCGGTCGAGCGGTTGATGGTGAGCGGGGTGTCGATGTAATTGCCGACGTCGCTGAACCGCTGGACGCTGAGGTTCGAGCCGGCGTTCGATCCGGTTTCGGATGAACTGTCGCCCAGCTGCAGCACCCAGCGCAGGACGCTGTTCAGCATCCCTTGAATCGGATTGCCGGCGGCGACGCTGCCCTTGTTGAGGGTCATGGTCGTGAATGACCCAGTGCCGACGTTCGCTATTGCGTTCGCATTGGCTTTTAGCTGGCCGTCGATGATGTCCATGTCGGCGTTGAGCTTCGTTCCCCAGGTCGAGGGCGAAGCGCCAACTTCCGGCTTGGTGAGGTTGTAATTCGGGGTCTGGGTGTCGGCCATTACCGTCTCCGTCTGGCGCTAATCACGCCGCCGCCGGTCGTTGTCCCGGTGCTGAATATGCATTGGCCGAGCAAGAAAACGCTGGTCGTCGTGGTGATGTTGATACGTGCGATCTGGGTCGGGATGATTTCGGTGTCGCCCGAGAGCCCAGCGACGCCGATGCGGCTGTGAGCGGCGTTGGCCGACGGCGTGGCGACAAAGCTCGTCGCCGTGTTGATGCCGATCACGCAATCGCTCATCGCCGCCGAGCCATTGGTGAGCCATCCTTCGCCCCATACGTCCCAATCGCCGGCGGTGAGCGACAATGTCGCCAGGGTCGCCGGCGAACCCGAGCTCAGCGTGGCGCTGGACACTGGGTTGCTGGCGGTGAGGAATTCGCCGATCTGGCCGGCGGCGGCGTTGGTGCCGCCGGTGATCCCGGTGACGACAAACGCCGTGGTCGCCAATTGCGTGGTCGACGTGCCGGATCCCGGGGTCGGCGCGGTCGGGGCGCCGCTGAACCCGGGCGACGCCAGCGGGGCGTAATAGTTGCCGACGTACTGAGTGGTGGCGATCTGCGTTGTCGAGATGACGCTGCTGGCGGTCGGGGCCGTCGGCACGCCGGAAAACCCGGGGCTCGCGAGCGGCGCGAAGCCGGCGATTGACGCCCCGGTTGGTATGGTCACGGTCCCGGTGAATGTCGGGGAAGCGGTCGGCGCCCGAGTAACGTCGGTCGGGTGGACGTGATCGCCACGGGAATACGCGGTGGCGACGCCGGCGCTGCCGGAGCCGCTGTCCGCCGCCGGGATCGCGTTTGACGGCGTCGAGCCGCCGGCAGCCGTGATCGCCGCAGCGACGAAAGCCGTAGTGGCGAGGGTGGTGTTCGACGTGCCGGCAGTCTGGGTGAATCCGGTCGTGCCGGTCGGCAATGACGGCGTGCCGGTAAACGCCGGCGAAGCGAGCGGCGCGTAGGTCGACGCCGCCGCGCCGGTGGTCAGAAATGACGCGGCGACGAATGCGGTAGTGGCGAGCGCGGTCGAATTATTGCCCGCGGTCTGAGTGAAGCCGACCGTTCCGGTCGGCAAATTCGGCGCGCCGGTGAAGGTCGGGCTCGCCAACGGCGCCCTCGAGGTATCGGTCGGATGAACATGATCCGAACGGGCGTAGGTCGTCAGCACGCCGATCGTCGCTGTGCCGTCCATGATCGGAGTGGTGACCGTATTCGGCAGGGGAACTGCGGCGTTGGTGATCGCGGTGGCGACGTAAGCCGTGGTTGCGAGCTTGGTCGAGTTGTCGCCAGCGGTCTGAGTGATCCCGGTCGCGCCGGTCGGCATGCTCGGGGTGCCGGTGAATACCGGGCTCGCCAGCGGCGCGACATGGGCCCAAGTGGCGTTGAACCGGCCGTAATAGGTGCTGTCCGAGGGCGCGTCAGTGAGCCCGGCCGAGTGTGTGTCGACATAATTCTTGGTCGCGGCTTGGGTCGAAACGGTTGGATCGCCCGCGAGCACAATCGCGCCGGTCATCGTGCCGCCGGACAGGGCGAGATAGCCGGGACCGCCGCCGCCGGTCGCCGGCACCGCAACCCATTTGACCGTGTCCCACATCCAGACGGTGCCATTCGGCGCGGTGAAATACTGACCGTTCGTCGGGCTATTGGGGAAATCGAGAGCCATCGCTTACAGCCCCATCAAAAGCGCGGATGCAGTATATTTCGGCGCTGCAGCGACGGTGTAGGTCGCGACCGCGAGCCCTGGGCCGCCCAAGCCGCCCGCGCCCTTGACGTTGGGCGATGCTCCGCCGCCGCCGCCGCCAGCGCCGGTGCCGCCGTTGCCGCCGGCGCTGCCGGCGCTATTGCCCGAGCCGGCCCCAGCGCCACCGCCCGCGCCGCCGCCGCCGGGACCATTGCCGGCATAGCCGGTGTTGGTTGTGTCGTCGGCCCCATTGCCGCTCGTCGTCGCCGCGCCGATGCTCGAAGAGCCGCCCGATCCGCCGCCGCCGCCGCCCGATCCGGCCGTGGCGTTACCGCCGGCTCCTGGGTTGCCAGTCCCGCCAGCAGTTCCGCCGGTCCCGCCGCCCGTTCCGCCAAAGCCATTGCCGCCCGCGCCGCCGGCGCTGCCCTGGGATGCGGTCGCCGGCGATCCGGCCGAGCCGCCATTGCCGCCGCTGCCCCCGGTCCCGCCAGTGCCGCCGGCGGTCGCCGATATTTGACCAGTTGTCGCCGCGCCCTGAGGTCCTGGCGCGCCGGCGCCGCCCGCGCCGCTGCGATTGGCGTTCGAATTGCCGGCCCCGCCGGCCGCGCCGGCCACGGTCGTGGTGAGCCCGACGCAATTCGCCGTCGCTCCAGCCGCGCCGCCGACATTGGTCGAACCCGCGCCGCCAAAGTCGGCGGAATAGGTCGAGCCCGAGAACGTGGTCGCCGCCGCCGATCCTGCAGCCGGGATTGAAAACGCAATAGTGGCGCCCGGCGTGACTGCAACGTTGGCGACCGAGCCGTAACAGCCGGATCCGCCGCTGGCGCAGCCGATGGTCGCCGCCACCGCGCCGTTGCCGCCGCAGCCATAGAGCTCGAGCAGGGTGAGCGACGTGACCCCGGTCGGGACCGTCCACGGGGATGAGCTCGCCGACGTGAACTGTTGCTGAGTGGCGAACTCATAAACGAGCCCCGGGGCGCGCTCGAGCCCGGGCGCCCACGCCGGCCATGGGCTATCCCAATAATCGGCCGGGATCCGCCCTTCCTGCAGGAACCTGTAGAACTCGATTGCGGCGAGCCGATCACGAAACCAGCCGCGCCAGACAATAACCCGATGCAGCCGGACGGTGATGTGATCCGAGCGGCCGGGGAAGACGCGATCTCGGGCGCCCCGCAGCCGGAACGGCGTCGGGGTCCATGGCGATCGGAGTTCTGTCGTCAGCCGGATCATCCGTAGTTCTGCCCGACGATGCTGCCGAGGACGGTCGCGCCGCCGTTAGTGGTGCTGAGCATGATCAGGTCGCGTTTGCCCGATCCGCTGGTGATTGTCGGCGCGCCCGCTGCGCCGGCCCAGATGGTGCCGGCGGGCCAAGTGGAGATGTTGAAAGCGCCCGTGTTCGAAATGTCGAGGATCAACTTGGCGAAGTTGCCGCTCGCCGGCCAACCGGAGACGGTGAACGAGGTGACGTTGCCGGTAAGCGAGATTGGCGCATATTCGCCGTTGGTCCACGTGAGCGCCAGCGACGTGCCGGACGTCACCGACGCCGCCGCCGTAGCCGCCGTCGTCTTGTAAGTGAGGGTGCCGGTAAGCGTGCCGCCGGTGAGGGCGAGATAGCCGGCGATTGACGCCCCGCTCGGTATTGTGACCGTGCCGGTAAAGGTCGGGCTCGCCAACGGGGCGCGGGTGGCGTCAACCGGATGGAAGTGATCGCCGCGCGCGAAGGTGGTGGCCGCGCCGGCGCCGCCCGCGCCGCTATCGACCGCTGGCGTCGCCGAGCTTGCTTGCCCGAGCACGAACGCGCAGGTCGCCAACGCGGTCGTATTCGTGCTGGCCGCTTGAGTGACTGCGATTGCGCCGGTTGGCAGCGACGGCGTCCCGGTGAACGCCGGCGACGCCAATGGGGCATAGCCGGCGATTGACGCCCCGCTCGGGATCGTCACCGTGCCGGTGAATGTAGGGGATGCGGTCGGCGCTGCGCCGAGGTTGGTTAACGCTGCGCCGGCGCTGGTTGCGCCGGTGCCGCCGTTGGCGACCGGGACCGCCGAGCCGTTCCACGTCCCGGCGGTGATCGTGCCGAGAGTGGTGATCGTGGTCTGGCCGACGTAGCCGGCCGGGACATTGCCCGCTTGAGCTACAAATGGGATCGTCGTAGTGCCGACGGTGACCGGCGTCGTCGGCGTCGTCACCCATTCGGTCGCGGCGTTGGCGGCGCCGGTGTTCGAAATGGAGACGGTCGCGCCCCAGATCAAACTGGCGGAATTCATGTAGGTGTGGCGGGTCAGGACGTAGGTCGCCGCCGCGCCGCCGGCCGCGGTGACGGTGTAGAGCCCGTTATTGGCTGCGGCGGCTTCGTTCTTGACCAGCACGACATCGCCAACCGCGACCGTGACGCCGTCGATTGAAAGCGCGCCGTTCGCCGTCGCCGTCAGGGTCGCGCCAACGCCGGCGGAGCCATTGGCGTAGGTGTTCGCCGGCAGCGCCGCCGCCGTCGCCAGCCGCGCGGTCGGCTTGCTGGTGACCGTGGCGACGTTGCCGGCGGCGGTGGCGTTATCGACGTATTGCTTGGTCGCCGAACCGAGCGCGACGGTCGGATCTGCGGCGAGAATTAACGGCCCGGTAAGGGTGCCGCCGGTGAGCGGCAGATACGCGTTGCCGCCCGCGTCAACCGCGACCACCCATTGCGACGAATTCGGATCGGTGTACCAGATATAGAGCTGCGCGCCGACGCTATCGAACCAAAAATCCCCGTTCGCCGGCGAGCTCGGGGCAGTGTCCGCAACCGTTATTTTCGCCGCGCCGCCGGTGGTCGAGCCGTTAGCGGCGACGGTCACTCGCCCCTTGGCGTCGACGGTGATGTTAGCGTTGGTGTAGCTGCCGGCGGTGACGCCCGAATTCGCCAGCGCGACCGAGATTGCGGTGGTCCCGGAGCCGCTGGCGTCGCCCGACAGGGTTATCGATTGGTTGCCAGAGATGAAACCGGATGGGTTCGAAGCCGCGTAACGCGACGTGTCGACCGGATGGACGTGGTCGGGCAGGGCATAAGCGGTCGTCAGCGAGCCAATCGCCGCCACGCCATTCATGAGCGGGGTAGTGGTCGATGCGGTCGGGATCGCGCCGATTGCGCCGATTGCGGCGGCGACAAAGCCAGTAGTCGCCAGCTTGAGCGAACTGTCGCCAGGGGCCGGGGTCGTCGCCGTCGTCGGAACGCCGGTGAACGCCGGGTTGTTGATCGGGGCCCTCGACGTGTCGGTTGGGTGGACGTGGTCCGCTCGCGCCCACGTGGTGCCCGCGCCGTAACTCGCGCTCCCATCGGCCAACGGAAGGGTGGTGCTCGCCGCCGGCACGACCGGAAGGGCCGATTGCACGAACTGACAGGTCGCAAGCTGGATGGTGTTGGTCAGCGCCGGCGCCGTCGGCGCGGTCGGGATTCCCGTAAACCCGGGCGATGCTAATGGCGCTCGGGTGGCGTCGGTCGGATGAAAATGATCGCCACGGGCATAGAGCGCGCTCGCGCCCGCTCCGCCGGTCCCGCTATCGACCGCCGGAGTAAGGTTCGACGCCGCGTTGCCGACCACGGCTTGAACAAACGCGGTGGTCGCAAGCGTGGTCGAGCTATCACTCGAGAGCGGCGTCGGCGCGGTCGGCGTGCCGGAAAAGCCGGGGCTCAGCAGCCCTGCACGGCTCGTATCTGTAGGATGGACATGATCCGCTTTGGCGTAGGTTAGCAATGAGCCGACCGCGCCGACGCCGTCCATGATCGGGATCGTGGTCGAAATCACCGGCAGCGCCGCCATGACGAAAGCGGTCGTGGCAAGTTTCAACGAGCTATCGCCGGCGGTCGGCGTGGTCGCGGTGGTCGGCGTCCCGGTGAAACTGGGGTTCGCCAACGGGGCGACGTGCTGCCACGTCGCGTTGTAGCGCCCGTAATAAGTGCTATCGCTCGGCGCGTCGGAAATGCCGCCGGTCCCCGAAACGACCACCCAAGCCGCGTTTTGTCTGCCGTAGATATTGCCGTCGCTGGGCGCGTCGGTGATGCCGCCGGATCCCGAATGGGCGAGGACATATTGCTGGGTCGCCGCCCCGAGCGCGGTGGTCGGATCGGCGGCGAGGATCAACGGACCGGTGAGCGTCCCGCCGGCCAGCGCCAGCCGCGAGGTGTCGGACGGGTGGACATGGTTCGCGATCGCGAATGAACCGGTCAACGAGCCAATCGCCGCTGTCCCGTCCATGAGCGGCGTGGTTACCGACGCGGTTGGCACATTGGCGTTGGTGATCGCTACGCCGACGAAAGCGGTGGTGGCGAGCTTCAGCGAACTATCGCCGGCAAGCGGCGTCGTCGCCGTGGTCGGCGTGCCAGTAAACGCCGGATTCGCCAGCGGAGCCCGCGAGGTGTCGGTTGGGTGGATATGATCGCCGCGAGCGTAAGCTAACGATGATCCGGCGTTCGCTATCCCGTCCATCGCCGGCAGGGAGCCGTACGGCGAGGGAACCGCCGCGGCGGTAATCGCCGCGGTCACACAAGCAGTTGTCGCAATTTGTGTGTTATTGAGCGACGCGGACACGGTTGGCGCTGTCGGGGTGCCGGTTAACCCGGCGTTGTTCACTGGCGCTCGAGTGCCATCTGTCGGATGAACATGATCCGCCCGAGCCCAAGTGGATCCGACGCCAACCGCGCCCGCGCCGCTATCCACGATCGGGGTAGTGGACGATCCGCCGGGGATGGCGGCTTGCATTTGCCGCAGCGTTACTGGCTGCAGCGATGAAGCGCCATCCCCGGCAAGCGTCAGGACGCCGGTGAGCGTGCCGCCGGTGAGCGGCAGGACGTTCACCCAGCCGGCGTTCTCACGGCCATAAACGGTGCCATCCGACGGCGCTTCCGGAATGCCGCCGCCGGGCCCCGTGCCGCCAACGGGGCCATTGTTAACCATGATGACCCATTCAGAACTATTTGGGTCTGTGTAATAAAGATAGGTTTGACCGCCGACGCTGTCGAACCACATCTGGCCCGTGGTCGGGAACGCCGGGGCGGTGTCGCCGATGGAAACGACGCCCGGAGGACCGGCCGGACCCGGCGGCCCGGCTGGGCCGGCCGATTGCCCGGCGGTGTAGATCGCCGCGTCGATTGCGTCGAGGTCGGCGTTGATCTTGTCGCCCCAAGTGTCGGTGCTGTCGCCGACGCTCGGCTTGACGAAAGCGAAATTGGCGGTCGTGGTGTCGTTCATGGCGGGTTCGGCGCCGGGGTCCAGAAGGGATCAGACGGCTCGAGCGCGCCGCTCGGGGCCCAATCGCCGCCGCCAACGATCGGACAGCGGCCGAATGGACCACCGCCGTAAGCACTCAATCCATAGGGCCGCCGGCACACGGTGAACTGGGTGAAATTGCCGCTGTCCTGACAGCCGTCCGGTTGCCAGCCCGGCGGCGTCCCGCCAGGGGGAGCCGCGCCAATCGGCGGCGGTGGCGGCATTGGCGACCAGATGCTCATCCGAATGACCTCACACGCGAACGGGTAAGCCGCGATCCGCTCGCTTTCGCCCGCAAATGGTCGTTGTTGAGCTTGAGGATCATGTCCTCGCACAGGGCTTTGAGCCCGAGCGCGGTCGTCTCCTCGCCAACCGCGTGCAAACCGACGTGCATGAGCGCGCCAAACAGGTACATGTTCGGATATTTGGTATAGATCCAGCTATCTTGGGTGTCGGAGAAGACCGGCACTTCGCCGTAGTACGAGATGATAAAGCCGATCCCGTTGGTGGCGTCCGGCGCGCCGCCGAAATAGATCGACCGGCCAACGATGGTGTAATAGCCGTACGCCCAGCAATCAGTGAGGTTGAAAAACTCGTCGTTGCTTTTGTATCGGATCGGCAAATAGCCATCGGCGGCGTTGGGGTTGGCGGTCTTGACCAGCTGCATTTGCAGCCAATCGTCGGGCAACTGAACGCACCGGGTATATGCGACGCCGCTGTCCATCTGCAGCATCCGGTCGACGCGGAGCTCCGAATTGAACTTTTGCTCGGCCATCGACACGAAGCTCGAGAGCAGCGCATCGGACCAATCCTCCCGGTTGGCCCACTCGGCGATGCTTTCCTTGAAGGTGGCGTAATCGCTCATTGCCAGCGCAACCGTGGCAAGCCGGTCTGGGCGCCGGTGAGCTCGAGCAAGAGCCCGATCAAGAGTAAGACCAGCACCACGACAATGACGGCGCGGATCAGCCGCGGCAACGGTTCAGGGAGCGGAAACAGCGCCAGCAAATACTCGGCGAGCCAGTACAGCAAGCCAAACGCCGCGCAATAGATCAGGATCGTGACAATGAGCGAAATCATGGCGTTTCCGATCTGGCGATGTATTCCCCCTTGGTGAATTGGCGGTGCTCGCCATTGCGGCGGGAGCGGATTTCCGGCGGCTTGCTCCACCACAGAAGCGCTTCCGCCGCGCCCTTCTTGTTGCCGGCGTTCAAGCGCTCGAGGAAGGTCGAATTGAGGAAGTTGGTCGAGCCGACGTTGAACAGGAAGCTGCAAACCGCGTCGTGCTCGTATTGGGTCAAGGTGGCGTGGACCGAGAGCGCGACCTCGTCGCGGAAGGTCGCGGCGTCGCGGCGAAAGATTGCTTCCGCTTCGTCGGCGGTGATCGTCATTCCCTGACGCACCGTCGGCGGCCCGGCGGCGGTGGTATGCCCGAGCCCAATGGTGAGCACGCCGGTCGAATCGAGATACGCTTGCAGCCGCAGCCCTTCGCGCTCATGCAAGACGTCGAACCCCGGCGGCGACAAAATCATCGACCACTCTCCACGGCGATACGAACGGCGTCGCATTCCTCTTGCACTGCAATGAGCTTGCCGTTGGTCATGACCAAGATGCAGCGGGTTCCCTTGGCGAAGTGCCCTTCTCCCTGCGGTTCGCGCACGCTTGAAACCTCGTTGGGGTTGACTTCGATCTTTTGTCCGTTGGGCAGCGTGAACTGCGCCAGGTGGATAGCGAGGATCGCGGCGAGCAACATTCACCCCACCCGGACAAACCTCGGCCGCCAGATACGAAAGTGGACGCCGTCGGTGTCCCGCCAGCGCTGCCAATCCTTCTCCTCCCATTCCTCGCGCATCGCTTGCTCCCACACGATCGCCGGCACCCGGTAATCGAGATGAAAAACGCCGTCCTGCTTCATGATTTCGCGGTCGCGGGCGACGCTCTCGAGGATCGGTTCGACGTCCTGCTCGGTCTTGATGTGAAAGACGCCCGGATCGGCGTCGTCCCAACAAAGGGTGCGCCGGATCCCGTCACGCTCGCGATAGGTTTTGCGGTGCTCCATCGCTCACCAATAGATGCACGAGAATTTGTGCCCGAGCGTCGCGGCGACGATCGAGAGCGCGTTAGCGGTCGGGAAGTTGAGCGAGCTCTGGCTCGCCGTCGCATTGGCGTTGGCGAACGTGGTGGCGGTGTTGGCCCCGAGCACGAACGACCCGGGCGCCGCCGCCGCCGCGGTCCCGGTGACCGAGAACCAAAGCGGCTCGCCGGTGTCGAGGTTCTGCAGCGCCCAGCCATGGATCGCCGCCCCGGCGGCGATCGCCGTCTGCGCCGTCGCCGCGGTCGCGATCGTGCCCGAGCAGTTATTCGGATATAGCTTGTAGTTATTGCCGGCTACTTGGCTTTTGGCGTCGCCGGCCGGGAGAGCGCTCGTGAGCAGGAGCGCGAGGACTATCTTCTTCATCACCTCTCTCCCCGTGCTAGAAAGCACTGCTGGCGTAAGAGATCGATCTACTCCGCATCTCGCGGCCCTACGCCAGCATTTTTCTCAACGATATCAGACTACTGCTTTACACCATTGAAAAGTACATGTGCAATGGGGTTTCTCATCTCCAAGCCCCACTCGACCACGATCATCCGGTTCTCGGCGTCGCCGACGCGGGCCATGAGGTACTGGCGGAACGCGCGGAAAAACGCCAAAGCGGCGTAATCGGGATCGATCAGGAGCGCGAGGTCGGTCGCCACCCACCGGCTCGGCACGACCTTGATCCGGCCGAAGTCGGTGGCGATCACGTCGATGGTGCTGACTACCTCGGTCTTGCCCACCAACACTTGGGTGGTCGACCGGCCAGTGAAGGTGGAGACGGTGCGCTTGACCCCCGGCGGCACGATCCACAAGCTCGGGCTCGCGCCGTTGGTGTACGCTTGCTGCATCGCCGCGCCCAACATCGCTTCCGATACTTGAATCTGGTTGCCCGCCGCGACGGCGGCGAAAGCCGCATCGGGCGAGAGCACGCCGGCGATGGTCGGCAGACCGGTGAGATAACCGGCCACCGCGCCGCCGGCCCCAGCGGCTTGGGTCTTGGTCGCCGCCCGGCCAACCCAATGGGCGAACCCCTCGGTCCAGCGCGCGTTCGGCGTGGTGTCGTCGCCGTTCTGGCGCTGTTGACGCGAGCACAGGATGCTCTCGATGTCGCTCTTCAGCACCTTGGCCGCCAACGCCATTTGGTGGGCCATTTCGCTGCCCTTGCCGGCGGCATCGGCTTCCTCCTGCGAACCCGACACCGTGGCGTCGCGCTCGCTGATCTGGGTGACGTTGTTCTGGCGGATGGTCGGCTGGGCCAGCGCGGGATTGAGTTGGAACCCTTCGATCTGCGCATTGCCCAGATTAACCGTAGGTAGAAACTCAGTTTGCCAATCAAAGATCCGGTTCTTGACGTTCCTCCGGCGGATCGCTGACATAACCGGAGTGTCGAATGGATCGATATTGTAGATAGCGTTGGAGAGATCTTCGCGGTTCGCGGTCGCGCTATACGTCGTGAACGCGTTGGTGACCTTTGGCATGGTGCGTTAACCTTTCGTGGATCATCTGAGAAGCCGTTCAAAAACAGCCGCGGTGGCGTCAATCGAGCCACCTTGCCGGCTTTGGTTTCGAAGGGCGTCATCGATCCCGCGTCGGGCCGCTGGTCCGCCGATTGGTCGGGCGGCGCCGGGGGTTAACGTGCGTCCTGTGTCATGTCTCACCGGTCGAGGTTTGTACGCCGTGAGACGTCGGTACTGCGAAGCGTCATATAACACTTCGAGCATGCGCGGATCATACACCGTCGCTAGTTCGTGCTCGCTAAAGCCGTACTCTTGTCCGGCTTTTCGCATCGTCGCGAATTCGTTGTTTATCGTGTCCCAAGGTATCCTGGTTCTGCGCTGAAACTCCTCCTTTCCCCATTGGATATATCTGGAGTTTTGGTGAGCGGTCTGTTGCGCAGCTTGCGTTTGCGCTTGCTGGTTGACGCTCCGCTCCTCGAGCATCGCGTTGGCGATTTCCGCCATCCGCGTGCGGACGTGAGCATAGACCTTTTCTTTCTCCCGCGCCGCTCTCGGGTCCGATTGATACTCGGCTTCCCAATTGAGCTCTTTCGGCGTCAGGTCTTGGATCAGCCGGCCCGCATACTCGAGCCGCTTTATATACTCTTCGCGGATGTTGTTGATGCTGATCGCTGCGGCTTGGGCTTGGTTCTCCCAATTCTGGGCGTTCTGAACCAACCCTTGCTCGCGCTGGGCCACCATCTCGTTGGACGCGTAGCCGCGAATCATATCGGCGAGCGACACTTCGCGTTTCTCGCCGCCGACGTCGACCTCGATTTTGGCTACTTCCTTCCCCTCGTGAGTGATCGCCCAACCTTCATCGGCCGGGCTGACGTCGCCAGCTTCTCGTTCACCCGCGGCGTCGCGCTCGGATCCCCCGTCGCCCTCCCCGGGCTCTCCGGTCGACCGCGATCGGTCTGATTCTTCAGCGTCCTGATCGGTCGGCTCGGATTGAAGTTCGGATCGTTCTTGCTGATCCGGGGCTGGTTCGGTCCGTCGCCGTGCGGCGGCGGTCTGTCGACGCTCCTCGGCGTCATCCGATAATCGTCGTCTTCGCGCGCCCTGCTCGAGCTCCGCTCGGTCTCCATCCTCCTCCCGGCCATCGGCTACTCTCCTCTCGATTGCGGCGAGCCGCTGATCTTCGCCGCCATCGCGGACGTCGCCGGTTAACGGATCGCCCTCGGTCTGCCGCTCGGCAAACAGGGGCTCGGGGCGGGAAGCGGTTGGCGAAAAGCGGCCCTGTTCGTCGCGCGGCGGGATCCCCGAGCCGGGGGCTATGGTCCCGCGAAACACCTCGGCGGCGTTATCGAGCCCGTCAGCCATGCGGCGGTCCTCGATCAATGTAGCTCTGCAGATATTGCTTCACCCGGCGCAGGGCGCGGAGCTCGATGGCGGCGTCGGCGGGGTCGGTCTCGAGCCGGGCCAGAAGCTCCTCTTGCAGCCGGTTGACGGCGTCGTTGAACGCCCGGTTGCCCATGAGCTCGGCGGCGCTTTCGGCCAATATTCGCGCCGCTTCCTTCTTGACCGCCGTCTGTTCGTTCATTTTTCGCCCCCGCCGCCGCTAAGCACGCCGCCGCCGGGAGGGGGCCGCATCGCCGCGGTCGAGAGCGCCGTCGACGCTTGCAGTTCGGCTTGCTGACGGGCGTGCTCGAGCTTCGCCATCTCGAGCGCCATCTTCATCTGCCGATCACGCTCCTGCATCATCATCTGCATCGCTTGGGTGTTGGCGGTGACCTTGGCGTCCAAGTGAGCTTTGTGCAGATCGGCGGCGATCTTGCCGCCCTCGATTGCCGGATCCGGCCCCGGCGCGCCCTCATGCGGCTGCGACACGCCGAGCTTGGCCCGGTCGATGTCGATCTTTTGCTGGTCGTACTTCGATTTTTCCTGCAGCGCGGCATGACGGTAAGCATCGTCCTGGCGCTGCTTCTCGGCCCGGAGTTGCTGCTCGCTGAGCGCTTGCGCCGTCTCCGATTTGACCTTCTCGAACTGCGCCCGGGCGGCAATCGTCATCGCGTCTGGCTCTTTCGGCTGGCCGGCGATCGCTTGCAGCACTTGCGGCGGCGGGGTCATGAAGTAACGGCCGACGTTCTTGATGTTCGACAATTCCAGCATGTCGGTGATGGTGTTCAGATATTGCTGAATGCCGACAACCGGGTTGGTGACCCCGAATTGCTGCATGATCTGCTCTTGCGTGCTCTTGATCGTGCTCAGCGCCGCCAGCCGCAAGCTGTCGCTGCCCTTGCCCAAGGTGGAATTGACCTCGACCCCCATGCTGGCGTCGAAGGTGCCGGTGTCGATGTCGGTCCATTTGCCGCGAATGCGGATGGTGCGGCGCTGGTTGGGGGCTTCCGAAATCTCGTTGTAGAGCCCTTCGAACAGGTCGCGGAACCCGGTTTCGGCCAATACCCTAGCGATCAACTCGGTCCGCTCCTGCTGGCCGTTGATGATCGCTTGCACCCCAATCTCGGTCGAGCTCTGCAGCTGCTTGGGATCGAGCCCCTTGGCGGCGTCCGACAAGCCGGTGCGGCGCTGCAGGGTTTCGTTCATCTGCTCGAGGATCGGCAGGATCTGCTGGCCGGCGAACGGCACGGTCATGAACGACACCGCCGCGCGCGGATCGCCGCGCACTCGGATGATCGCGCCGACGTCGTCGTTCTGGGCGTCGTCAACGTCGGTCACCAGTTCGTTGATCGCGGTTTTCGGGTTGATGCTTTCGGCCAGATTGTCCAAACAGCCGCGCATCATGTTGGTCTTGAACCGCTGAATGTCTTGAACGTAATCGGCCAAGCTGTCGCCCACTATCGTGTGGCTGATCGGATCGACGCCGAAATGCGCAAACTTGACCCTGTTGGCTTCTACATCGTGGACGATAGTGTGATCTTCGCCCATGGTGCAAATATAGCGTAATTCGGCGACGCCGTCGCCGTCGCGGTCGATCCGGATATACCATTCGCCGTACAGCACCCCGTCGCCAACCCGGGTCGACATGTACCGGCCCGGGTTTCTCAGCTGGCTTTCCATGGTGAAATTATTGATTTCTTGGCTCTGCAGGAATTCCATGCAGAATTCCCGGGTGTAGCCCATGCGGGTCAGATCTTCGATCGGCGCCACCCGCTCATGTCCAACGATGCGCGACGTCGAAAACGAACGGGCGTACCGATCTAGCCGCATCTCTTCCGGCGGCACGCCAGCCACTTTGATCAGCGGCTTGTCGACCACATAGGTGAAGGTCACTTCATCGAAAGTGCCGTTTTGCTCGTCAAAGTTGCCCTGCCGTTCAACCTTGGCGGTATTGTCCTGCTGCAACAGCATCTGGATCTGTTGCGAGCTCAAATTGATGAATGTCTTGCGCTTGGTCTCTTTGTGATCGTCGGTCCACCACTTCACAAACCCAGTGCGGACGGTCAACGCGTCCTTGAACGCCCCGTGCAGGATCAGAAATCCAGGGTTGTCCTGCCAAAAACAATAATTGATGTACGAAGTTTGCTGCTGGGCGACATCGACGTCGGCTTGCGACCGGGGCACCAGGTTGACCACGTTCTCCGAGCTGGCGAACAGCCGGATAAGCGACGGCATGGTGAGCATGACCGCGTCGCGGACGTCGGTCGAGACATAGGTCGAGCGGTTGGCGCCCTCCTGGTCATAGCCAAGGATCTGCTCGTAAGTGGCGTTCGGATCCTGAACGATCTGGGTGTCGGTGAACGGGCTGCCGTCCGGGTTTAACGCCGGCAGGTAGCCATAATAGTACTTCTGCGCGGTGTCCCTGGCCGGGGCGAGGACCGAGCCCTCGTAATCCCGGCTATCGCGGATCATCGCTTGAACGAAGCTTTCGTAGGTCGGCGGATCGGCGGGATCGTAGCCGCCGTCCGCCGGCGAACCCTCTTTGAAATTAGCGAATATCCGCTCAAGCGGCATCGACAAACGGCCCCGTTCTCATTTGTTCGCCGTTCGATCCCGATTTGGCCGCTCGAGCGGGATCGACCGTTATCCTCTCGATATTAGCGTCTCCGATGCCGGCTGGACGTCTTTTCAGCCGGCGTTACGCTTTTGGGCCCGGGTTCGTCTGCCCGGGGAAATAACCCCACCCCCACTGCGGATGCCAGCCCCAGCCGCCCTCCGGCGGCGGCGGCTTGCCCTCCGACGGCGGATTCGTCGGCGGCGGAATGACAATCGGATGGCCCGGCTCGGCGCCGCCATCGGGCGGCGGCACCACAATCGGGTGCTCGGGCGAACCCGGCGAACCCGGCGGCGCGCCGTCGATTGGCGGCAACGCAATCGGGTGCTCGGGATGGGGATAGCCGCCCGGGGGAACAATCGGATGGCCGGGCTCGCCCGGCGACGGCGGCGAGGTGTCGGGCGGAATGATCGGACCGCCGCCAACGCTCAAGCCAAGAATATGCGCTTGGCCGATCAGACTGACCTTGGTTCCCGCTTTCAGGGCGTGATTCCACAGCACGCCGTCGATTTGGATCGGTACGGATGACATCGGTTTCGTCTCCTCGCCGCTCTTCATTATAAAGAGCGCGCGGAGCGCGACCTTATGCCGGTATTCGAAAAGCTGCAATCGGACGGCGACACCCTGATCCCCTACCGGCCGCGCAAGCATTTCATCGCCCTCCACAACTCGGAAAAGCGCTGGCTGTTCCTGTGCGCCCACCGCCGGGCGGGCAAAACCGTCGCCCTCGCCAACCACCTGATCCGCGCCGCCAGCCGCAACGGCCGCAAATGGCCGCCGCCGCGCTACGGCTACGTCGGGCCCAGCTTCGAGCAAGCCAAGGATCTGGTCTGGAGCTATTTGAAGCAATACACCGAGCCGATCGACGGCACCCGCTACATGGAGGGCGAGCTCGCGTGTCTCATGCCCACCGGCGCGATCATCAAGCTCTACGGCGGCGCGGCCGCGTACGAGCGCATGCGCGGGCTCTACTTCGACGGCATCGTGCTCGACGAATATCCGCTCTTAACCCCGGCGGTGTTCTCGGTCGTGGTCCGGCCGGCGCTCGCCGACTACCACGGCTTCGCCATCGTTTCCGGCACCTCGAACGGCGACGACCACTTCAACCACCTGCGGCTCCGAGTCGAGGACGATCCGAAATGGGACACCTTCATCATCCCGCTAAGCTCAACCGGCGAGGACGCCCTCTCCAAGGGCGAAGCGGCCGAACTGGTCGAGGACATGAGCCCGGAGGAATTCGCCCGCGAAATGGAGTGCTCGTTCGACGCCCCGGTCGAGGGCTCTTATTACGCCGAAGCGCTCAATAACCTCGCCCTCCAGGGCCGGATCGCCAACGTGCCGCCGGACCTCGCCGCCGGCGCGATCACCGCATGGGACCTCGGCATCCACGACTATTGTTGCATCTGGATCTACCAAATCGTCGGCCGCGAAATCCACTTCATCGATTACTGCCAGGACAACGGCAAAGGGCTCGACCACTACGTCCGGCTATTGGAGGAAAAAGCGTATAAGGGCGGCTACAAGTTCAAAGCCCACTGCTTGCCCCACGACGCCATGGCGCGCGAGCAGTCGACCGGCCGCTCGCGCTTCGACTTCCTCAGCGAACAACTGACCGCGCCGGTCCACGTCGCCCCGCTGGCGGCGGTCGAAGACGGCATTTCCGCCGCCCGCAACCTGCTCGGCTTGGCGTGGTTCGACGCCGTCAAATGCCGCACCGGACTGCAGATGCTAAGGGGCTATCACCGGTCGAAAATGGGCAAGCCGGTGCATGGCACGCATTCGCACGGCGCCGACGCGCTCAGAACCTTCGCCACCGCGTTCCACCTCGTCGGCGGGCTCGGCCGCTCGAGCCGCGGCCCGCTACGGCGCAAGCTTAGGGGGCTCCTCTAGCGGATCGAGCCAGCGCAGGGTGATGGTCTTGCGCCCCGGATCGCCCTTGAGCTCGAGCATCGCTTGGCCGGACAGTTCCGCGCCGAAGCCGCGCTTGCGGCCCTCGCTCGAACGCAGGAACTCCTTGGCCGAATAAAACCGGTTCTGGAAACTGCCGTCGTCGCGCAAGCCGGCGTACAGCACCTCCATCGCTTCGTCGACGGCGAGGGCGAAACACTCCTCCATCACCTGCGCCAGCCGCGCGCTCTTGCCGACGTAAAGCCGCAAATCCTGGCTGTCGAGCTTGAGCTTCCTCGCCACCTTGCGCACCTGGCCGTCGCAAGCCAGCAATTCGCGGGCGATCTCGTCGTCGTCGTAACGGGCGACGACCAGATCGCCGTCGAGCGGCCGATCGGTCATGGCCCCGCCCCCCGGTTGTTCAAGATCGCATGCGCCCGCTCGGTCACCAGATAGCAGAGCTCGAGCGCTTGCCCGGGAGTCAAGCCGATCTGAACCGTCTCGTAGCGAAACTCGAGCTTGATCACGTCCCCGACCACCGTCACCGCAATGGTGTTCTCCGGCGCGCTCCGGGCGATGGGAAAATTGGGGTTGAGCTTGCTCGAACCCTTCTCGTCGTCCTCCCCGTCTCCCGCCGGGGGCGGATCGCCCGTCCATTCGCCGTCGCGGTCAGACCGGGTTTTCCACCGGTCGTAGCTCGCCCCCGGAAACGGTTTCTTGTCCATCGACCTCTCCCTCCCCCTCGCCCCTGGCGTTCATCACCCCCTGCTGCAATACCGCAATCGCCCCCAAAAGCGCGTACTTGTCGAAGTTCTGGCCGCCAAACAGCGGCTCGACCCAGCCGTCCTGAGCAACCATCACCAGCGCAATCGAAGTCACCTCGCCGCTCTTCGCCCGCTCCAGCGCCGCCGCCGCCAACGTCTCAATGTCGCGCTGCGCCGCCGCTTCCTTCACCCTCGGCACCGCATTGCCCTTCAGCCACGGCGAAAACGCTTTCTCCAGCGCTTTCATCCGGTCCTCCAGCGCGCCATAGTGACGGCGCATCAAATCGCGAAACTCGGCTTCAGTCATCGCCCGTCCGCGCTTCCAATAACCCAACCCGCAAACTCAGAATCCGCGCCACCTCCTCCATCGCCCCACGCTGCTCGGCAATCAGATTGGCGTGATGGCGCCCCAGCCGCGCCGCCTCCTCGCCGTCAAGAAAAACCCGCAACCGCTCAATCCGCCGGTTGAGCTCGCTCTCCTCGGCAATCAGCAAACTAAGCATCTCCCTACCGTCGTCCATCGCCGCCCTCACCCATGCCCAATCGGACCCCCGCCAGCGTAAACCGGATCTTGCTCCTCAATCGCCGTCGCCCACTCGCGAAACCGCGCCGCCATCTCCTCCCCACGCGCCCCAAACCGGCCAAAATACCAATCGTCCCCGTCCTGCAAATATACATACCACCACCCGTCCCCATGCCGCACCAGGTCAACCGAAGTCGCATCGTGCTTGCACCGCTTCATCCTAGTCCACGCCGCGCTCCCGCCGCCGAAACCACGTCCGCCGACTTATCCCCTCAGCCCGCCACGGCTCGCCAATAATCGGCCCTCCTCGCCGACGCACCTTGCCCATAACCCCTTCTTCCCCTACCTTCCTAACCGGAGGAGGACGGACTTGGCCGCCCGTACGCGAGGGGCTTTCCATCGTCGGTTTCCCCCCCGCTCCCTCCTCCACCCCAGCCAAACGCGCTAGTCGCGGCAACCCTAACCGCCGAAGCTCCGCTAGCTTCCCTCCCCCCACACGACTATGCGCCCCAAAACTCCCGTCCCCCTTCAACACCACCAAAACCCCCAAGACACTAACCCGACACTAAGTGTCACTTAAAACATAGTGTCAATCCGTACCCAGCCAAAATACGTCCACTCAGTGTAAACAAAACCGGACCGTCGAAAGCAAAATGGGGCCCCCCCCGGCTGCAGCGCGAGGGCCGGCCGTGAGGGGGGGCCAAAATGATCGCCGGCGGCAGGAAACGCGAGGGATCTCCACCGTCGGAGCCGAGCTCCAAGCGCGGGCTGGCAACAGTCTGGCAATCCGTGGCTATGCTAACCTAAGCCATTGATATATCAGCTGTCAGGGCGAGCATGCGCCATCCAAGGTAACGTTTCCGATTAACATCATGTTAATCCGCGCGTCCTGCTATGCCATTGTTATCGCGCGCGTTCTCGCGTTCGAAGCTCGCCGTGGAGCAACGCCCAAGTAACGATTGGTGTCCTAAGGTCTTCGAATGACGAGAGTATTCCGCTTGGCCGGTGAGCGGGCCGCAACCCGATCTGCGAGCTAGCCAGCGCATTCCAATCTATGTCCAAAGCTCGCGCGGAGCATTCTCCACCGGCGCAATTATGCTCATGGCGGTCCGGCCCCTGCGCCGACGGCAAGCGCAGGTGCGCCGCACATAGCGCCGTCCAAAGCGATCTTCTACCCAGCCGCCCCATTGTGTGATCTCACCCGTTAGAGCGCGTTCATCCTGCATCCTGAGGGCGGACGCTCTCAAAGGTCTCTTCGCCGAGTACCTCAGTGAATCGTGGCGGTCCGGCCCCTGCGACGACGGCGTGGTCATTATCGCTATTGGCTTTGGCGACGGCGGCGTTGGCGTTAGCGGCGTTGGGTTTGAGGGTTAGGTTAGCTTTAGCTCTAGTTGGTTTGTCTGCGCCGGGGGGCGAATATCGGCCAACGGATTCGGCCGGACCGCGTCTAATCTGCGGGGTTGCTGATCGCGCTCCACCACGTCGGCCGCTAGCTGCAGCGCTTGCGCCAATCGCTCCCAACGTCGCGCCAGGGCTTCGTCGCCATGGGCGAGCTCGTGTTGCGCCAGCGATCGCGCGCCCCGCCGCATGCTCTCGAGCCACGCTTCGGGCTCGCCGAGCTCAATCGCCGGCCGGCCAAGCTCCCGAACCTCGCGGCTTAAGACCATCGTTCACCTTAACACGTTGACGCGAAACAGTAAACCGGCGGTCGCGGACATTTCCGACAAATACCGCGCAATTTGTCGGAAACCGGCTTGACATAGGAATTTATCACCTATATTCGTTCTCTTGGGGCGAACACCCCCGACTGAGAAGGAGGATATGATGCGTCGACGTAAACTGAACGTCGTCGGTAAAACCGGGCGATTCGAATTCGAATGAGGTCACGGGCCGCTATTCCAACGGCGCGCCCAATGGGTCGATCGTGCTCTGGGTGCGCACCGGGCGCAATACGCGGCTCGGCGGCGGCCGGTTCGTCGCTTGACCCGACCTTTGACCCGACCGAGCAACGCGGCTTCTTCAAGGGCGTCTGGGCCGGGCTCGAATGCTATTCGGACCATAAGCCGGTCGCGGTCGCGCATTCGCTGCGCCGCCAGTTGCTCGAGGATATGGAACGGTGCGCTCGTTGAGTCGCGGACATCGTGCGCAAGAATTCGCCTCTTCGAAGCTTGACGTGTTTTGAAAGGAGCCAATCGTGAGAAACCTTCATGCCGAAATCACTCGACGCATCGTCGAGCAATTGGAAACCGGCGTTGCGCCCTGGCGCAAGCCGTGGAGCGCCAAAGCCAGCCAAGCTGGCGGCGCTTCGATCTTCCCTCGCAACGCCGTGAGCGGCCGCCCATATTCCGGCGTCAACGTACTCCTGCTATGGGCCAAAGCCGACGACCACGGCTATTCGGACGGCCGATGGCTCACGTTCAAGCAAGCCAAGGAGCTTGGCGGCTCGGTTCGCGGCGGCGAAAAAGGAACTGAGGTCGTCTATCTCAATTTCGTCGAACGCGACGACCGCCGCGATCCCGACAAAACCGTGCGCATTCCGTTTCTGAAAAGCTATTGGGTGTTCAATGTCGCCCAATGCGACAACTTGAGCCGATTGGACGAAACCCGCCCCGTCGGCCGGCCGGTGGCGCGCAACGAGCGCGACCAAACGGTTGACGAGTTCGTTCGCTCGACCGGGGCTCGCGTTCGGCGCGGCGAACCACGCCCTTACTATCAACCGCTTGGAGATTTCGTCGCCATGCCGGCTTTCGACGCGTTCGAAACCGGCCATGCATACTATTCGACCTTGTTCCACGAGCTCGGGCATTGGACCGGCGCCGAGCATCGGTTGAACCGGACATTCGGCAAGCGCTTTGGCGACCGCGAATATGCGGCCG